CTCTAAAGCCTTGCGCCGCAAGGGATCTCACCAGTTCTTACAATGAGATCCCCCTAGAGGGAGTTTAGAGGGGTTTAGTATCAGTTAACAGAAAACAAGAGCAGTTAACGCTTGCTGGTCACGTTCGCGGAGTTTGCACTGATCAAAGGCTGCACGAAGGCGGCAGTCACTCACGCAAGCAAGAGCCGAATCGCTGAGGCTGTTGTCGAGGAAGATGGCAAGCGTTGGCTCGATCGTGATCTTGCGCTGGAGCTATGGCGGAAGAACACGCTGAAGAACAACAACGCGAAGGTGGATGAACCTGACCCGGTGGAGCCGCGGCCAGCTAACCCACGAGAGTTGCGGCAGCGGTTGGCTGCGTTGCCTGATGATGAGATCCCGGAGCTGAATGAAAGCCGCGCGCGACGTGAGCACTACCAGGCGGAACTAGCGAAGTTGGAGGTGGATCTGAAGCGGCGCGAGCTGGTGCCTGCGGTGGATGTGAAGAAGGAAGCGTTCGCGATGGGGCGGAGCGTGCGTGAGGCGCTGGCGAACTTGGCGGATCGGCTATCGCACCAGCTTGCTGGCGAGACGGATCCAGCGGCGATCCATCAGGTGCTGACGGAGGAGCACCGTGCGGCGCTGGTGGAGCTGGCAGACTCAGAGCGATGATTGAACTCCTGCACGGCGACTGTCTGGAGCGGCTGAAGGAGCTGCCGGACAACAGCGTGGATGCGTGCGTGACGGATCCGCCCTATGGGCTGAGCTTTATGGGTAAGGCGTGGGACTACGACGTTCCCACGGTGGAGGTCTGGCGCGAGGTGTTGCGGGTGTTGAAGCCAGGCGGGCACCTGCTGGCGTTCGCGGGCACCAGGACGCAGCACCGGATGGCGGTGCAGATCGAGGATGCAGGCTTTGAGATCCGCGACATGATCGCTTGGGTGTATGGGTCTGGGTTCCCGAAGTCGCTGGACGTGAGCAAGGCGATCGACAAGCTCGACGGAGCTGAGGCGCAGCAGGCACGGCGGTATCGGTTCACCGAGTGGGTGCGATCGACCGGGCTGACGGCCAAGCAAATCGACGAAGCCACCGGCACCAACATGGGCGGCCATTACACGACGGCCGCCAGCCAGCCGGCGATCATGACGCTCGAGCACCTGGACGCGGTGCGTCACCTGATTGGCGAGGTGCCTCAGTGGGTCGAGCGCGAGTGCGAGATCCGCAGCGTCGAGTCGGAAAACTTCAAGCGGCGCGAGGTGGTGGGACCGACTCGACGCGGCGCTCAGGCTGAGAGCACTGGCCGCTATGGAGCATGGGGCGATGGCATTACACCTACCTCCCCGGCGACCCTTGCCGCGCAGCAGTGGCAAGGCTGGGGCACCGCGCTGAAACCTGCGCTTGAGCCGATCACGGTGGCGCGCAAGCCGCTGACGGGCACGGTGGCGGCGAACGTGCTGGAGCACGGCACCGGCGCGATCAATGTTGATGGGTGTCGGGTGGTAATGGACCCCGCAGATTTCGCCAAGCTCTTTGCTGGCGTTGAAGCCATAAGAAAGCGCGGCGGCGTTATGGACAACAGCTGGAAAACCAGCAGTGACTTAAGTGGTGCCAACCCCGCCAACCCGCTTGGCCGCTGGCCGGCGAACCTGATCCACGACGGCAGCGATGAGCCGTGCGAGCTGCTGGGTGATGCCGCCCGGTTCTTTTACTGCGCGAAAGCCAGTAAGGCCGACCGCGGCGAGGGCAACAGTCACCCGACGGTGAAGCCCACCGAGCTGATGCGTTACCTGTGCCGGCTGGTGACACCGCCCGGCGGCGTGGTACTGGACCCGTTCATGGGCAGCGGCAGCACGGGTAAGGCCGCGGCGCTGGAGGGGTTTCGGTTCATTGGCATCGAGCGGGAGGCCGAGTACCTAGAGATCGCGGGCGGGCGGATCAAAATTCCAGCTCAGGGGTCGCTGCTGTGAGCGTGTGGCGCACTGGCTTCATGGAGGGGCTACGGCCTGAGGAGCCGCTGACGGTTAGCCAGTGGTCGGACCGCTATCGGCGGTTGAGCAGCAAGGCCAGCGCGGAGCCTGGACCGTGGCGCACCAGCCGCACGCCGTACCTGCAGGAGCCGATGGACTGCTTGAGCAGCAGCAGCCCGGTGCAGCGGGTGGTGATGATGTTCGCGGCGCAGACAGGCAAGACGGAGGCGGGGAGCAATTTTTTGGGATATGTGATCGACCATGCGCCCGGTCCGATGTTGTGCGTGCAGCCGACGGTGGAGATGGCGAAGCGCTTGAGCAAGCAACGGTTGGAGTCGATGATCACCGATACGCCGTGCCTGGCGCAGAAGATCGCACCGGCCAGGAGTCGCGACTCCGGGAACACGATGTTCTCCAAGGAATATCCCGGCGGAATTATGTTGTTGACCGGCGCCAACAGCGCGACGGGATTGCGCTCAGCGCCGTGCCGGTATCTGTTCGCCGATGAGATTGATGCGTTCCCGAGCGACGTGGATGGCGAAGGCGATCCGGTAGCGCTGGCAGAGCGGCGGACGACCACGTTCGCGCGGCGGAAGATTTTGCTCACTAGTACGCCGACCGTGAAGGATTTCAGCCGGATCGAGGCGGAGTATCAGCGGAGTGATCAACGGCGGTTCTATGTGCCGTGCCCGTGTTGCGGTGAGATGCAATGGCTGCAGTGGTCAAGGTTGAAGTGGGAGGAGCGGCGACCGGAGACGGCGAGGTATGAGTGCGAGAAATGCGGCGAGCGATTCGAGGAGGTGCATAAGCCGCGGATGCTTGGCGCTGGTGAGTGGCGCGCGACGGCACCAAGCGATGGCAAGACGGCTGGCTTCCATCTGTCGGGTCTGTATAGCCCGCTGGGATGGTGCAGTTGGGAGCAGTTGGTTGATGACTTCCTGCGTGCGAAGGGCGACGGTCCAGCGTTGAAGGCGTTCGTCAACACCCGGTTGGCGGAGACATGGGAGGAGGATTATGCGGCGGCGGTGAACGCTGAAGGCCTGATGACCAAGCGGCTGGCGTATGAGCCGGGCACATGCCCCGATGGGGTGGTGCTACTCACGGCCGGGGTGGACGTGCAGGACAACCGACTAGCGGTGAGCGTGTGGGGATGGGGCGAGGGGGAGACCGGTTGGCTGGTGTGGCATCAGGAGCTGATGGGCGACCCGACTCAGCTTGAGGTGTGGAAGCAGTTGGATCATGTGCTGGCCACTGGCTGGGCGACAGCTTGCGGGAAGGAGCTGAAGATCGCGCAGATGGCGATCGACTCTGGCGGCCACTGCACGCACGAGGTCTACAACTATGTGCGCGAACGTGTGCGGCAGGGTGTGGTTGCGATCAAGGGCAGCAGCCGGCGCAACAGTCCTGCAGTGGGCAAAGGGAACAAGGTGGACGTGAACTGGCGCGGCAAGGTGCTGAAGAAGGGAGTCACGCTGTACCAGCTGGGAACTGACACGATCAAGACCACGCTGTTCGGAAGGCTGCGACATAACGAAGCGGGCGGCAGCTTGAACTTCGGGATGGCTGCTGATGAGGAATACTTCCGGCAGTTGACCAGTGAACGGCAGGCGCTGCGGTATCACCGAGGATTCCCGATCAGGGAGTGGGTGAAGAAGTCGGGTGATCGAAATGAAGCGCTGGATTGTGCGGTGTATGGCTATGCGGCGCTGCTGATTTACAGCCGGCGGATGAATCAGGCGACGATGTGGGAGCAGTTGCGGCAGCAGATGGAAGAAGGTAAGAAGGCACCGCTAAGATCAAGGAAGCAGTCGCCGGCACCCGTGGCTGCTAGTGGCTTCGTCAGCAACTGGTAGGCCGTGAACATTCCAAGCGAGATCAGGGCAGGCGACACGATCCAGTGGCGGGATGTTGCTGGTGTGGACAATCTCGGCAATGAGGTCAGCAGCTCGGACTACACGCTGACCTACTACCTGCGGTTCAACGCTGCGAGTGAAGGCGCAACGGTGGTCGGCACTGCGTATGGGACCGGCTGGCAGTTCAGCATTGCCGCGGCCACCAGCGTGAACTTCGATGCCGGCACTTGGTACTGGCAAGCTGTTGCGACCAAGACTGGCAGCACGATCACGCTGGGCAGCGGCCAGTCGACGGTGTTGGCGGCGCTGAGCTATTCGGGCACACCGGCGGCGCTGGATGGACGGTCGCAGGCGCAGAAGGATCTTGATGCGGTGCAGACCGCGATCCGCACGATCGTCGCCGGTGGTGTGGCGAAGGAATACACGATCGGCAACAGGAGCCTGAAGAAATACGACCTGACGGATTTGCTGGCTTTAGAAACTAAGTTGAAGGCTGACGTGAATCGTGAGCAGAAGGCTCAGCTGATCGCCAATGGTCTGGGCAATCCGTTCAATCTGTTCGTGAGGTTCTGATGGGTCTGCGCACTCGGCTGTTCAAGGCAATGGGATTCGCGCCGATCCGGCCGCGGCAACGTGCGTATCAGGGCGCGCGTGTTAGCCGGCTGACAGCGGACTGGGTGACCAGCGGCACCAGCGCCGATAGCGAGATCAAGTCGAGCTTCAAGGCACTGCGCAACCGGGCGCGGCAGTTGTGCCGTGATTCGGACTATGCGAAGCAGGCGCTGCGCGCTATCCAGAACAACGTGATCGGCCACGGCATCCGGCATCAGAGCCAGGTGCGGATGCTGCGTGGCGGCAAGTTGGATGAGGCGATGAACGCCCAGATCCACGAGGCGTTCGAGAAGTGGATGAATAAATATCGCTGCGACGTGAGCGGCCTGCTCGGCTTCCACGATATTGAGCGGCTGGCGGTGCGCAGCTTGGCGGAGAGCGGCGAGATCTTCATCAGAATGATCCGCCGGCCGTTCGGCGATAGCCGTGTGCCATTCGCGCTGCAGTTGCTGGAGGCGGATTATCTGATCGATGACGACGTGCCGCAGGCCAAGGATGGCAACACGGTGCGAATGGGCATCGAGGTGGATCAGTACCTGCGGCCGCAGGCGTATCACTTCTATGCAAACCATCCGGGCGATACCTACGCCGGCAACGTGCGCACCACTGGCCGCCGGATTCGCGTGCCTGCTGATGAGGTGATCCATCTGTTCATCCCGGAGCGGCCTGGGCAGACCAGGGGCGTGACATGGTTCGCGTCGGCACTGATGAGGCTGCACATGCTGCAGGGCTATGAGGAGGCCGAGCTGGTGCGGGCACGGGCTAGCAGCGCGCTGATGGGATTCATCACCAGTCCCGAGGGCGAGCTGACGGCGGATGAGATGTACGAAGGCGAGCGCGTGAGCGAGTTTTCTCCTGGGGTCTTCAAGTACCTCGATCCGGGTCAGAGCGTGACGGTGCCGGACATGAACGCACCGGACGGGCAGCTTGAGCCATTCACCCGGTCGATGCTGCGCGCTGTGGCGGCTGGCCTGGGCGTTTCGTTTGAGAGCATCAGCAAGAACTTCTCAGAGAGCAACTACAGCAGCAGCCGGCTGAGCCTGCTCGAGGAGCGTGATGCGTACCGCGTGCTGCAGCGGTACATGATCGAGAACTTCCACCAGCCTATCTTCAACGCATGGCTGGAGATGGCGGTGCTGAGCGGTGCGGTGAACCTGCCTGGGTATGAGACCAACCCTGATCGCTATCGCGCTAGCAAGTGGATCCCCCGTAGTTGGGAGTGGGTGGATCCGCAGAAGGAGGTGGATGCGTACAAGACCGCTGTGCGCTGCGGCTTCAAGACTCTGACGCAGGTCATCGCAGAACAGGGTGGCGATTTGGATGATGTGATGCTCACCCGTCAAAGCGAGCTGGCGATGCTCGATGAGTTCAACATCATCACGGACACCGATCCGAGCGAGGTGACGGAAGGCGGTGCGGTGCAGGCTGCGAGGCCGATGGGCACCGAGGCGCCGTTCGAGGAGACCGAGGCGGTGATCGAGGAGGAGGAGGATTATCCCGAGGAAGAAGGGACTGAAGACCTGACGGAAGACCTACAGGAATAGGAATCCCGATGGCCGATAGAATCAAGGCAATACAAGAAAGAAGCGCCGTGGACTCAGAGCGCCCCTATCCGAATGAACATGCTGCTCGGCTGACCGATCCCGAGCAATATGATTCGTTACGTCGAGAGAACGATGCGGGCGGCTCAGGCATTGACTTCATCTACGGGATCAAGGAAGGCGTGAGCGAAATCCAAGCCATTCGGTTCCGTAGCTCGCAGTTCACGCCGGCTGAGGCGCGTGAGTGGTTGGCCGAGAATGACTTTGATCCGATCATGTTCGAGGAAGCCACGGGCGATGGTGAAGCCGATCGTGCTGCACCGGGCGAGTTGAGCGAGGGCGACTTCGTGCAGTGGGATTCGAGCGGTGGCACTGCCCGCGGCCGGATCGAGCATGTGAT